CTCAGCCATTTGCTGTTGAGCCATAACCCTGTTTAGGGCGGCTTCCATGTGGTTTTGGTCAGGATCGTAAACGCTTCTAGACTTTTCTTCTTCCTCTCTTATGTGAGCAGCAAGTTGCTCTTGAATACGGAAAAATTCAGTGAGTTGTTTGACAATGTTGACTTTGACTTGGGTTTCGTCAACAGCAACAAGTTTCTCTTTTTTCTTTTGCGCCACAGGCTTGGGCATGGCAGAGGTTTGGGCTGGCTTGGGTTTGCCACCAAACATCTTGCTGAGTTTTCCCCAGAATCCTTGTACTTCCTTGCCAATCTTGACTGCTTCATCAACAGTAGATTTGACTTCCATGAAAGAAGTCTTGGCTTGCTTGTAAAGCTCACAGCCCTCTTTGATTGCGGCAACACAAGCATTGGCGGCAAAAAGGAGGGAGATTGGATCAATTTTGCGTCCTTACTGAGGCTGCAACTGAGGATTCATACCAGACATTGCACTTGGTCTTGGTGCAACACCCAAAATATTCAAAATTTGGCTTTGATCTTGACTTGTTAAATCATTTTTTGATGGAGGAGTCATCAAATCAGGAGGCATTTGCCATTGATCTGTTTGTTCGGGTGGCATTTGCATTGTCGGAGATTCTTGCAAATCAGGAGGCATTTGCCATTCTTGTTCAGCAGGAACTTGTTGTTGGTCTAAAGTCACAGGTTGTGCAAGAGCACCTGTTGGATTCTGTTGAGATAAAACACCACCAGTTATTAACGGTCTAAAGTCATCTAATGTTTTGCCAGAAAGCATAATTGCTCGTCCAGCAGATGTATCAAATGCTGATCTTGAAATTAATTCCAAAATTCTATTTGTTGGAACAGATGTAATTGCAGCACCGGGAGCACCACCAATCCAAGAACCAACTGCGGCTCTACCTGCTTGCATTCCAGCCTCATCAGCCGCACCCATACCGCCACCACTACGAGTCATTGCCTGAGAAAGGAAACTGTATTTGTTCAACAATGTGTCAAGATTTTCGTCAACAAATGGTTGTAAATTGAGTTTTCTTTCTTGCAAGAATCTAGAAAATGTCAGTGGATCAAAGTTACCAGAGGCATCAGTTGCTTCTTTTCTAGCGGTAGCAAAAGCATAAGCAGCAACATCTTTCTTGGTTTCTGGATCAATAACTTTAGCAACCATATCAGCGGCACGTTTAGCACCCTCTTGACCAGTAGATGCTGCCGAAATTATGTTTCCAGCAAGTTTAGAAATATCTGTCTTTAATTCGCTTGAGTTTGGATCACGAATCATACTGACAGCAAGGTCAGCATCACGCAATGGAATTACATTACCTTTCCAGTAATCCCTAGCCTTTTGCCATGCAGTTGAAACTTCTGAATTCTGAGGAATTGCAGAACCCCATCTCTCAATATCCTTGTCCATTGCATCAATGACTTCACTAATTCGCAAAGCACTTTGACTGCCAAGTTTTCCTTGTTGTTTGGCAGCTTGCAAGGCATCAATAAGACCCTCTCTTGCTTTACGAATATCTGAAAATGTAAATTCAGCTTTACCTTTAATCTCAGGAATTAATGGAGCACCTGATTCACTGACAAGCAATCCTGCTGGCTGTTTAACTTCTTCTTTTGCCAACTTACCACCAAAACTGGTTAATTTAGCCTCAAGACTAGGACGCTCAAGAACTTTAAACAAGTCTCCATACTGGTCAATTACATTGTTAACAGCTTTAGCCGTTTCTTCTGGAGTAATCTTTGTGATGTTATTTTTCTGTGCAACAGAATCAAGTTGTTTATATAAAGCATTGCCCTCTGTTGTAGCATTTTTATAGGTTGTCTGAACTGCTGTAGCAATATTTTTACCAGTTTCACCACTATATGGCTTGCCTTTGGTAAACATATTCTCAACTTTGCCAGAAGCATTCTGAAGCTCAGATACGTTGTTTTTTAACTTAGAAACAACTTCTCCACCACGAGCCTTATTTACAGCTTCAGCAGCTCTTGTCGCCTCTTTACCAGTGAAGTCACCCAATAAATTAGGAGTAATACCAAGAGAAGCAGAAGCGTCTTTAACAGCTTGGATATTGCCTTTGAAGTCAAAGTTTGTGATTTTTTCTAATGGTCTACCAACAGCACCAAGAACAGCAGTTGCACCAGCAGTAGTCACACCAGCAGTAGTAGCGGCTGTCGTCCTATCTTCACCCGGTTTCATGGGTTTTGTAAAGTATTCCCATGCACCACCAAACAAACCTTGTTTGGCTATTTGCGCTACTTTACTGCCACTCCCAAACCAACCCATTGTTGAGGTTGGTGCAGCAATAGTCAATTCACCAACAATCTCACCAAGAGCACCAATTACTTTATTGTCATAAGATAATTTGCTAGGTTGTTTGGCAAGATTAGCATTAAATTTATCAAGAGTTTGTTGTTGTGTTAATCCACTTTTAACGCCTAACTCTAAAACAGATTGGACAATACCCTCTGATAAATCATTGGCATAGTTAATCCTACCTTTATTGAAATCAGAAAGATATTTCTGTTGCAATTCATTTGCTGACAGTTTTTGATTCTTTTCCCATTCATCAAAAAGTCCCATGATTTATCCTTTGTTAGATTTTCCCGTTTTTCTTCAGAAAATCAATTGCTTGTTGACGAGTTGGTTTACCACCATTGAAATCAATAAATTTTTGAATTATTGCTTCTGTGTTTTTATTAGCAGGTGCTGTTTTAGGTGCTGTTGGTGTGGGTGCTACCGCAGGAGTTTTACCAGCCGCAGAAACTTCAGCAACTCTACCAGCCTTTGTTTCAAGTTGTTTTTCAAGTCTTGCATAAACAGTGTCAATCGCATCCAAATCCTTAGCAAAATTTGCTGATTTAGGATCAAGTTTCTTAATTCTACTTTGCAATGCGTCAAATTCATTCTTTGTTGTTTGACCCAATCCAGATGCACCTGTTTTACTTGCATCTTTAAGTGCTTGCAATTGAGCAAAAGCTAAATCTGCCTTAATAGATTCAAGATTGTTTTCAAGTGTTCTTGCATCAGTCAATGGTAATACTGATAAAACTGATCCATATCCTGTTGTGTAAGGACTAATCAACTTCTTAGTATCAGCAATAGTATTTCTAACTTCACCAGTTCTAGTTTTTAACTCTCCAATAGCATCAATTTGATTTGCTTCTTCAGCGGCCTTTTGTGCTTTTTCTTTTTCAAGTTCTGCTGCTTTTTGTATAGATGCTGGAGTTTGAACAGATTTAACACCGGGAGCAACTTGACCAGTTTGATCTGTGGTTGGCAAAGTAACGCCAGTTTGCTTCAAGTAACTAGCAATATTAGGTGCTGCTTGTTCAATATTTAACCCCTCAATCACATATAACTGACCTGTTGTTGGATCAATTTGAGTTTTAGTTTTACTTTCGTTAGCAACAATCCATCTTGCATTAGCAATTTCTTGAGCAGATGGTTTATATGTTGGATCACTAGCCAACTTTTCTTCCAAGTTTGCAATAGATGCTCTTTTCTGAGCAGAGTCAGTTTGAGTTTGTTGCCAATTTAATGCTTTTTGTGCTTGCGCTTTTCTCAATGCTGTTTGAGAAGATGTTGATTCAACTTTATTTGCGACATCAACAAGGTGCATGGCAAGTGCTTGATCTCCAGTTTTAGCAGCTAAATTTGCACCAGACATAATTGATTCTGGATCAGAAAAATCAATTTGACTTCCAATTGCTTGGCGTTGAGCAATAATTTTTAATTGTGGGTCTTGTCCACCCAAAGCACCACCTAAAGCACTGCCAAGTCTTTGACCAGCACTAAAAAATCCATATTCAGCTTGCGCCCTTGGATCAAGTTTTGCGTATTGCATAGCCTGAGCATCTTGTGCTTGCTGTTGTGCAAGTTGGTATTGTTCAGGAGTAGTAAAAAGACCAGAAATATCTGCCATGATTATTCCTTAAAACGGCACATAGCCAGTAAATCCACCACCAGATTCATTCCATCCACCAATTTGTTGAGGTGTATAGTTTTGAATTCCATAATGAGCATTAGGGTCAGTCATTTGATAACCACTTCCTCCACCAAATAACTTTTCAAATCCAGTTTGTAATCTTGGGTCTTTAGATGCTCCAGTAAGTAATCCAGCCAAAGGACTGATGCCAGCACCACCTTGTTGAGTTATTGCTGCACTCAATCCACCTTTTAATAAATCAGAACCAACATTAGCGCCATAAGCAGCCGCTTGACCGCCTAAACCAGCACCAAGTGTTAACGGCTGTTGCCCCATTTGTTCAATGGTTTGCCCTGCACCCAAATAGGTCGTAAATGGATTTAAGGCACTAACCTGACCCGCTTGATACTGACCAAGCAATTGAGAACCAGAACCAAGCAATCCTGTGCCAAATGCCACATTTTGCTGACCAGCTTGTTGAGCCTGAGCCGCCAGCTGAGCATCTTGTTGTGCCAATGCGTTGTAGTAAGCCTCTAACTCAGGAGTAGTTGCACCCAAACCAGCCGCACCACTTGGTCTAGCACCTGTAGCACCTACAGACAATCCACTACGACCTGTTTGATATAATTGGTTTTGCAACTGTGCCATCTGTCTTTCACGACTAGGGGCAAGCAAATCTTGTTGTTGTTGCATATATTGAGCAGCAACTTGTTGAGGACTCTGTGCAAGGTATTGTTGACCCAATCCAAACAATCCTTGTGCCCCTTGCTGAAGTGGAGCATATTGCTGTTGCGCCATCTCAGCCTGAGTTAAAGCATTGCCTGTAAGACCCTGTAAGCGGTTCTGATAGGCTTGCAATTCAGGGCTGACAGTGTAGCCAGCACCAGTTAGATAACCGCTAGGGTTAAACTGAAAGTTGGAAGTGCCATAACGACTTGTTACGCCAACAGGACGAAACTTAGCCGCTTCAGCTGCAAGTCTTGCAGATTCAAGTTGTGCTTTTGCAGATGTATTAGCCGCACTTTGAGTAGCATCTGATTGCATTGAACTGCCAAGAAGACCTAATCCACCTCCAATAACTGCTGCAAATATAGGCATATCAATCCCCCTTAATCAAAACTTCATCTACCTTAGACGGATCTTTCTCGTCAGTGGCATGAATACAAAACCAAACACAATCTGTTATTGCCTTGACTCCATGAGTCAAACCAGCCTTAATCTCAATACAAGCAGGGGCTTCAACAATCTCTAACTCATCACCCTTTAAAACCACCACTTTACCTTTAGCCAATATAGATAAATGGCTGAAGTTATGGGTATGCTTTAGGATCGACATTCCAGCAGGGAATACCGATTCCTTGGCATACAAACTATCAGAAAAGTGGTGAATGATTTCAGGAGTGTTCATTGTTCTGTTGTTCTTGTTGTTGCTGTGCCACTGCCGCATCGTAAGCCGCTTGTTCCTCAGCGGTGTACTCAACTTGAGTGACTTCACCTGTTTCTACATTTACTACGATTCTGTGTGTCATGATGTTTACTCGTAAAGAATGTTGATTGAACCAGCGTCAAAGGTGTCTGTGCCGTTGACTGTAGTGATGCGGACTCTGTCTAGTGTTCCTGCTAAAGCAATCTGTCCTCCACTAATAATTTGATACCCATCACCACGCCCCAATGTTCCAGACGATACCCAATTGTTTCCAGTAATGTTGGTAATAACAATATTTCCTCTATATGTATCAGCAGCGCCTATACCCGGTATAAACCAAATACCTGTTGTTGAAGTATACATTTGTGCGGTTGACCCAGTATATGCAGCGCTTGTTGTATACCCACTCGTTGTCACTGAGCCTGAACCAATTTGAATTTGAGGGTAACTTGTACCGTTCGTACTGACACCATAAAACATCACAGTAATACGCTTCACCCAAGATGGGATAGAAGTAAAGTCAATGCTTGTACCACTGGTAGATGCCACAGCAGTACCAGAGGTAAGAACACCAACACCTGTTGGAGTACCACCTATTGCGGGGCTAGTTAAAGTTTTATTTGTAAATGTTTCTGATCCCGCAAGCGTAGCCAATGTTCCAGTTGTAGGAAATGTTACGTTTGTCGTACCTGTCAGAGTTCTAGTGTAAGCAAAGTTTCCAGACCCTGTAACAGTCATTGCCGCATTGTTTGCAACTCCTGTTCCTCCTTGATCTGCGCCTAAAGTACCTGTAGATACCAAACCTTTAGATGAATCTGTAAAAACAGGCTTAGATGCTGTTAGGCTAGATAATGTAGATGTTCCACTAACAGACAATGTTGGAATTGTCACTGTACCTGTAAAGGTAGGGGATGCTGTATCTGACTTGGTTGCAATAGCTGTAGAGATATTGTCAAACTCTGTATTGATCTCAGTACCCTTGACAATCTTTAATGGATCACCAGAGGTAAGTGTGTCTTTAGTCGCAAAGTTGGTTGCTTTTGTGTAATTACTCATGTTATTCCTTTAAGCCAATCTTCCCTCTTTAGCTTGAATCTCAATCTTTTGAATTGATAATTGTGAGCCATTGATAATTGTTTCATATCCAGTTTGAACGATTTTCCCAGAACCTGATGCATTTGCAACTAAACTTTGCAATGCAACACCCAAAGAATAATTGGCAATTACAGTTGCATTTGCGCCATATTCAGCAATTCCATATTGAGATACACCCTGAAGTGGAATAAGAATTGTTTGAGATTGGTAGTTTGTTAGAAAATCATATCCCCATTTGATACTGAGATATTGATTGCTACCACCAATAACAATAGCAGTTATACGCTTAACAATTGATGTTTGTGATGGATTACCAAGGTCAGCATGGTTTGTGTAATATGAAAATTGATATGTAGATGTATCGTCTAAATATCCACCATACTTACCAATATATCCTGTTTTACCAATCAACAAGTCTCCATTACGTCTAGAACAAAACGAACTAGGCAAAATTGAATCCCAAGTAGTTGCTCTAAATGAACCATCTTGCAATGTTGCCTTTGTATCAAAACAATATAACTTTTTAGCAGATGGTGTAGTAATCAAATAAAAAGCATTTGATTCTGAATAAACAGACTTAACAGTTGCTAAGTTTTCTCCAAACAGGATTGTCATCATGTCATTACGAACATTCTTAGACAAATCACGTTCTGGTGCTGACTTCTCTTGAATTGTCCTCATCAATGACCGAATACCACTGTTTGACAAGAAAATAACGTCTGTGCTTGTTGTTTGAATACTATCCCTAGCAATGCAACCAATACCCTCTACAGTGTCGCTAAGTGTCATTGTTGATGGTGCAGTTGCACCAGAATAGATCAAAATCTGACGTTTACCAAAGATAAACAAAAATCCATTGTGTGCCGCTAAACCAGTAATCTCATCAGCACCATTAGGCCAAACATTATTGACGTTCAGACTACCAGCAGTACCAGTTGCCCATACATGACCAGAGAT